TTGTAAATCAAAGCTTTGAGCCTTTTCACACTGATGAGACACCCGGGACTCGAACCCGGGACAACTTGATTAAAAGTCAGTACAAAAACACCCTTCAACCTACCTATATAAGCCATTCTTCTATCTGAAAGTTGCAAAAAAGGTTGCATTTTTTAATGTACTTAATTTAGTGATAAATTATCTGGACTCAGGAGTTCCATCCTTTTCCTTTAAAACATCAATAGCCTTAGCTATTACACTCGGAACGGGTATGCCCATCAACCCGGCATTTTCTATTATTGATATAGACTCATTTGCTATAAAAGCAATTATAACTGCATCCTTTATATAAGACGTATGCATAACAATATCGAGCCTTACTGCTACAAGCACAATAAGAAGCGCGACTCCTTTTCGACATAACCCCTTAAAGCCTGCTCTGGATTCAAGTGCTCCTGATTCAGACTTTTTACTTTTCTTAAAAACTCCCGCAACAATGAGTCCGGTAGCATAATCAATAGACATAAAAACAATCAGAGTGATTAAAGCATCACTCCATCCCCCGAACGCCATTGCAATAAAACCTCCTACTGCTCCAACTATTGAATATACAACATTTGCTTTCATTTTAACCATCCTTTCTATTCTGCAAGTCCATATGTTTTTAAATCTGGGCTCTCAGTATCATAATCCTTCTGATATCTACCATCTTCGTCTACCCAATGATATATATGTTTATTGTCATTTTTAATGTAAACACTGCGAGCCATAACTCCGGATTTTGTTAGATAATATGATTCATTCTCTATATCAATCCACTGCCCAGCAAGCATTGTACCATCAGCAGGATTAAGATAGTACCAGTCCTTGTTTTGCTTGAACCACCCACTGATCGAGTATCCTGCACCATCAAACGCATACCACCTCTCGTCTATATACATCCACTTATCTCTTACAACTACCCCATTAATTTCATACATCCACTTGCCATTAAACTTATTCCACCCTGTAAAGTTTTTTTTCTTATGACTTTCACAAGCCTTGAATGCACACCAACTAATAAACTGTTGACACCAATACGCTGGAGTGTAACCATACCACTTCCCGTATTTAGTATAATTTTCCATACCGGCATTCCCAGCCTTGCTCTCAATGTCTTTATCGCTAGCTTTCTCAAGATATCCTATTTCTTTCCTTGCTATTTCAATCAGTTCCTCAATCGTACAGGTTTCATCACCAAATGACGGCGTCCCAAATCCATCAATTCTATTCCTGTTGCCAACTTCACTAAGTTTGAATACATAAATTTTTCTTGCAACACCTCCACCATTCCTCTCAAAAGCTTGCACAGAAGTATTTCCTTCAATAGTAGTCACTGTATATGTACCATCTTTTTGTTTGACATCTTCAACAATTCCAACATGTGCTACTCTACAAAGTGAATTACTGTAAAAATAAACAATATCCCCATTATGTGGTATCTTGCTATAAGCATTTTCTTTTATAAAAAAACTTTTTCCAGTAGGCGTGTACTGACTATACCCACCTCGTAAAAGCTTCTTTCCACTTAAAAAAGCACTATCCATTTTTATCTCCTTTCTAAAAAAGAGCTCTGAATAATGATTTCTCATTTTCCATAGCTCTCTCATTCCTTACTATTTTCCTACTGCATTTGATGGCGTTGCTGTAATCCCTTCAATGATTCTATAATTATCATCAATTTCTCCATTTTTCTTCATTTCCTCAAGCCTATTCTTAACCTTTTCTCTCCAGAACTTAGGGACATCTTCCAATTCCTTTAATCCATGAATTATTTTATAAACATAAAAAGCTATCATTTTATACCCTCCCCTGTTTTTTCATCTATTCCAATATTTTCTGCAAAACTTGCAGTCATGGCTGAAATATCTTCTATAGCTTTATCCTGAACATTGACAATCTCCTTTACCCTCTCAAGCTCAATTTCTAAATCCTGAATTTTTTCAAGCTCTATTTCTGCCTTGATCTTCTTACCCGGTTCTACTTTTATTTGTTTTATTCTTCTATTTTCATACTCAGCTACAACAACGTCTCCTGCATATGCAAGAATTCTTTTTAAGTTTTCAGATGTTAGCTCATTTACAAAATCGGCAAATTCTGTAATATTTTTGAAACTAACTGCTAAGCTATACTCCGTACTCTCTTGATCTATATCTACCCTAACACCATTCTTAAAAACTATATAATTCTCCATATTTTCCTCCTATATAATTTTTACCCAATTATCCCTATTATACTCTGCTATAGTATGGTTCCCACTACCTGGATGCCTCAAAAATCCTTTCCAAATGCTTCCGGAATACATACCTATTGCAAATACAGGAATTTGCCATGCAGGAATTTGTGCCAGTGCCAAAATATAAAAATACTTCTCTTCTCCATTTTGTGGCATATCCCATAAATTGTTAGGATCATTACTATATATACCAATTTGAGTAATCTCTCCCCTCCAACTGATTTGTCCTCGATTTTGAAATACCTGTCCTATTTTATCACTTAATGTTTTCCCCATCACAGCATCAAGTGCTGCAACTCCTGCCTGTGTAGCCAAAGCATTATTCACAAGTGCCGGAGTTGCACCCGGAACTCCTTGTGCTCCCTGTGGTCCTCTCTCTCCTTGTTGGCCTCTATCCCCTTGTGGTCCTTTAATATTCCCAATTAATATTCTTGCCATATTTCCTCCTAATCTATAACCAAATATAAATTACCTGTACTCTGCTCATATTCAAAATTAGGCGGAGTTTCTCCGTCAGGTGTTACAACATATAAATCTCCTGAAGCATCAACTTCTAATGTGAAAAAACCACTTGCAGTAGCTGTTATTCCACTTGCTCCTGTCGCTCCCTTTTCTCCTCTGTCTCCTTTATCACCTTTAAATTCACCCGCTTGAAGCCTTCTGACAATATCATCCCTGACTAAATCTACAGCTTGAGCAGAAGTATTTGCAGTATTTGCTGCTCCATTTGCTCTTGCTATCGCCGGCTCTAATTCACTTAGAGTTGTATTGATATTTTGTGCCGATTGACTAACATCATCTATTGCTTCATTTACAGAACTTTGTATTTTTTGGAATGCCCTGGAGTTTGCACTTCTAACTTCTTCGCCATAAATAGCCTCTTCCCAATCCTTTATTTCTCTTGTAAGATCTATCCTTGTACTCATACTTGCTCCTTAAGTTCTATTTTCTCTTATCTTTCTGGAAATCATTTCTTCAATCTCCTCTCCATTTACAACCAATTCACCTTCTACTCTAACCTGACCGTCATTAACTAAAAACACCGTATTCTCTGATCCACGCCCTTGCTGATAACCTGCCCATAAATACCATCTTCCATGTCCACCATCGGCACCACTCATTCCGGTACACTCATCACTTGACTGCAGTATATGTCTCGATGTATCTCTTACTTCAAAATCTCCAATTCTAACATTTTCTTTATTTGCCGAGAAATAGATTTCACTACCACCTTCTATGGTAGTTCCTTCTATGCTTCCACCTTTGATGCTGTTTCCCTCTATTGACGAGCCTTTTATTGTAGTTCCTTCTATGTTTCCACCTTTGATGCTGTTTCCCTCGATTGATGAGCCTTTTATAATTCCCTTATTTACAGAAATACCGTTTTTATCAATAACGCAAAGTATCTCATTGTTTGTACTCTTTACAAGAATCTGACCGTCTCGCCCTGTTCCGTCTCCTCCAACCTCAAGAGTTCCGCCTCTAATTCTGTCAGCAAGCATTGTACCTACATCAATGAATTCAGCCCTCAAGTGCCCGTCAATAGTCCACGCATTTAGATATTCTCCATTAACTCCGTTTCTGCTAAAGCCAATTCCGTTCTGATTTATCTGTATAACATTAACCGCTTGAGCCTTATTGGCAGTATCCATAACAAGAATTCGCCAAGGTTGTACCAAATCACCATTATCATTAAACGTGTCAAGCACCACTGCTCCACCTTTGACGCCTGTAATTGTCTTTAACCCATCATCTAACTTATTATTAATGGTTAGTGCCGTATCCTTAATCTCCCTAGTCATATTCTGCTCTAACGCAAGAGCGGCATCGCTAATTTTTGCTGTATATGTGCTTTGCCTCATTCCAAACGTGAACACATCTCTTTCCGGCTCATCCAAATGACTTTCTTTTTCAGTTACAAAGTACATGGTCTCTAACTTATGAAATGGACTGATTACTTTTGTATTTCTTCCGACTTTTATTGGACTCGTTGAATTATCTATATGTGATAAATCGACTGCTGATAACTTAAAGCTGTTAGGTAGCTCTTTACTTAGGATCTCTTTTCTGGCCTTCTTTAGTAAATTTTCAGGAAGAGTAACATCATCCCAAGACTTTGTACCCACAATAACTCCGTATCGCTCTATAAGTGCCGTATTATCCACATAATCAATACCACCGTTAACAGTTTTTATTGTTATAGCTACTTCATTGACATTTGCTCCGGTCGGTATTAGTCTTGTATAAAATTCATTATTGTTTTCACTTGACTCATAATCGATCAGGTTTTCATCAACACTAATTATCTGTGTATTATCGTCCCCATAATTCCATATATAATCGAGAAAAATCACTCCATTTTCATGTCGTGTCTTTAAATATCCTCCTAACAGCTTTGTTAACTTTGCATCCAGTTCTTCAAGTGTCTTTGTATAACTATTGTTTTCTCTATGTATGTAATCATTAGAATCCGATACAACAATACTTCCCGTATATATTCTTTTTTCCGTCTCAACCTGTACATTGTGGTTACCAAGAATATAATCAATATAACCTCTAACAGTACCGCTATAGCCATATGACACTTGTATAGAATCATTTAAAAGTCCAAGTTCACCCTCACAAATAACTGTTTTAGTATTGTAAAAGTCTTTGCTTATGTTGATAACTCTTCCATACCAAACTTCTTCACCATCTCTCTCAACGCTTATGTATGTCTTATACATAACAACATCTTCATAATTTGGATGAAGGAGATTTATATCAAATTCTAATGTTCCGGATCTCCCTACAATTTCTCTTAAAACCGGTGTTACCACTTGATTATCACTATAGGGTTCTGAGAGCATAAATGTTCTACCATCTAATATTCCTTTTATGGCGTACATTAAAGCATTCCCCCTTTGTAAATAATTGAAACCACTCCATTGCCAATAAACTTATATACATTATCACCTTCTTTTGTTGCCAACTTGTAGATGTTGTTATTTCCAGGTGATAAGTTGTAAGTAGCTCCATTAAACTCTACTTGCATAGTTGAATCTGAAATAATCAAAGGTATTACGGGCTTAGCCAAGCCTCTGATATTTAATGTATAGCTTCCATTAACAGCAATGTTCTTATATCTTCTAATAATGCCCGTTTTAAAATTAAACGGATTCCACAACCACTTATCTCCCAGCTCCGCATTAACCTCTACCTTATAAGGTTTGCACTCACATTCTATGGACACTGTCGAGAAAGGTTTATATTCCTTGTCAAAAGATACCTTACATCTACCCTCATAATAATAGTCCTTGTTATTATCAAGAATTATTCTATGATTTTCTCCATGTAAGTAATTTGCAATCTTTGACATATTAATTGCCCATTCACCTGCAGATATTTCTTTAACTAAAAAGGTAGCCGTTATCACACGACTACCATACATAACCTTCCCAAAAACTTTTGTTAAATCTATAAATCCATCTGATCCACTTAATTTAACTATTTTAGTCTTTACTTCAGGAAAACCTACTTCTATATCTTTACAAATTAACCCAAAATCATTAAATGTATGTTTATTACCAAAGGTAATACCCATATTTCTCATTTCCATCATACAGCACCTCTTAATTCCAAGCTACTGGTAGATCCTAATGCACGATTTACTTCCGGGCTTGCTATTCTTCCAACTTTCTTGCCATCCATAACTATATAAAACTTAGATAACGCATCTGTTATATTGCCAAGTATATCAATTGATTCGCTACCACCTGATGTAGTGTCAATTGAATCCATTGTCAATTGAGTTGAACGTGCCTCTTGCATAATTCTTGCATTTACTTCGTCAAATGTAATAGACTTTGCATTTCCGTTAATTCCTTCCGCAATTCCTGCCGGAATATACTTACCAATCTCGTCTCTCATAAGCCTTGAAGGAGAATGAATACCAAGGAAGTTCTTTGCTGCATCAAATGCTTCTTTGGCTGCATTCTTTGCCGCCTCTGCAACCTTTCCTGCTGCGTTCTTTATTCCATTGGCCATTCCCTCAATAAGCTGTTTGCCAATATCAATTAAATTAATACTCTTTACCGTACTGATAATTTCACTTCCAAGCTTTGTCACTTCAGAAATCACGCTTGAAACTTTTCCTGCTATTCCACTTGCCAATCCTGCTATTATCTGAATACCTGCCTGCATAAGTTGAGTCTGTAAAACCATTATAGCCTTGACTATACTTAATGCCAAATTTGCTATTGCTGATAATATCTGTGGCATTGCCTGCACAAGTCCGCTTAAAAGAGCTCCTATTATCTGTACTCCTGTAGCTAAAATACCCGGCAAATTTGCAACTAAAGTCTTTACTATTTCAATTATTATTTCAGTGGCCTTAGATACTAAACTTGGAAGATTTTGAGCAATTCCATTGATTAGTGATGTTATAATCCCAACTCCGGTTGTTATGATTGTTGGTAAAGCTGATACTAATGCCTGTACCATATTTTGAATCACTTGAATAGCTGTCTCTATAATTTGTGGAAGTGAATTAACAATACCGTCGATTAGTGCCTTTAGTATTTCCATACCTTTTTCTAAAAACTCAGGAATGCCATCTGCAATCTTTTGCACTAAACTTGATATTATTTCTGCAGTATTGCCAACCGCTTCACCATTAAGTGACATCATTCCCGTAATAAAGCCTGTAATTATTTGAATGCCTGCAGTAATCAATTCAGGTAATGCATCCATAACAGTACTTATTATGTTTCCAATTGCATCCATCATTGATAATGCAATATTCACTTTTCCACTCTCAAATCCTGATAATATTCCAAGTATCAAATCTGCTCCGGATTTCAACAACATCGGCAATGCTGTCGCTATCGCTGTTATTAGACCGCTTATAATTGTTCCTGCTGCTGAGATAATATTTGGTAGTGCTGACACAAGTCCACTTACCAAATTTGTTATAATCTCAACACCACTCTGTAACAGCTGCGGTAAATTAGTTGATATTCCTGAGTTTAATGATGTAACAAAGCTCATTGCCGAACCTTGCCAATCATAGTTAATCAGCGTGTTTGCAATCTCTGTAACCAAGTTTGTAATGACTGATAAAACCTTAGGAATACCTGCAACTATGCCTTCAGCTATTCCAACAACCAGTCCCGGAACTGCAGCTAGTATATTACCTAGCATAGGCATAAGATTGTCAAAAACAAATGTAAATACACTTTCAGTTAATGCCTGTAATTTCGGGCCTATATCTTCACCAAGCGCAATAGATCCCATTAAGTTTTGAGCCGCCGCCTTCATTGCAGACATAGATCCCTCAAATGTCGTTGCACCCTCTCTTGCAGTTGTTCCTGTAACGCCTAATTCATCTTGTATAACATGAATTGCACTGTACACATCTGATAAGTTATTCATGTCATACTTGACTCCTGTCAGCTTTTGGGCATCTGAAAGCAAACGCTCCATTTCAGTTTTTGTACCACCATATCCCAACTTGAGATTATCCAGCATATTATAGTTTCCTTTGGCAAATCCTTGGTACGCCATTTGGATACTATCCATTGATGAACCCATCTTATTTGCATTATCCGACATATCAATAATAGCTGTATTTGCCGCCTCTGCCGCCTTTGCTGTATCTCCGCCTACACCTTTAAGCAAAGCGGCGGCAAAGCTTGTTGAGGTTTGCATATAGTCATTTGCACTCATTCCAGCTGTCTTATACGCCTCATTTGCATACTTTATCATTGTATCCGAAGATTCCTTATACAATGTTTCTATACCACCTATAGACTGCTGCAATGCACTTCCTTCGCTAAGTGTAGACTTTATCAGTGCTCCAATTCCTGCCGCTGCGATCGCACCCTTAATAGCACCTGCAATATTTAGTCCGGCACTATTTCCTGCGCTCTCAGCCTCACCTCCAAGTTCTTCAGTCAACCTGCCCTTTATTCCATCTGCCGAAGGTATAATTTGTACATATGCCTTAGCAATTTCTGTTCCTGCCAAATATTCACCCCCTCATCTTATTCCAGGCATTTTCAAAACTCTTGCCATCACTGAAGCCAACAACATCATCTACATTATCGGCATTTTCAATTTCATCAAAGAGCGACTTGGGTTTATTTCTATTCTTAGCCCCGTCTCTCGTTTTCATCCAAACTACCAGTCTAAGATAATCAACAATCATCATCTTTAAAGCTTGATCAACGCTAAACTTTGCTCCTGACAGTAGCATCTTACTTCTACTATCTTCTCTTAACCCTGCTACTAATATAGCAATAAAAGAAGGCTCATATGCCTCATAGTTGTATATATGATACACTTCTGCAAGATCGCATATCATAGCTTCTTCATTGCACATCATAGCAGCAAGGATTAAGAGTTTTTTAATTCTTTTACACTCTCACAAACATCTGTGAATAGTTCGCTTATTTTTTCTATCGGAACTCTACCCTTATCATCAGCTAAAAATTCCAACATTCTCTCGAACTGTTCCTCACCAAATATCTTTTCCATGGCTTCGGAATAAAGAGTAATATCATCATTTTTTGACGCTCTGGCCAACATTCTTATCATTCTAAAATCATTAAGATTTTTCTCATCGATCTCAAACTCAAAACCGTTCTTTGATTTTCCTGCTATCATTCTTTAACCCTTCTTCATATACTCAATATGTGTATTTCCCTCTGTATTCGGTAATGCCGAAACAGTAACCTGATAGCCTAATGCTTCACTGTCAGCATACTTAATCTCACCTGTCTCAGTTATCTTTCCATTAGGTATTACAACTCTTTTAGCAACATTATCCCTAAGGATCATATCAATGACATATACGGCCTCTTCTCTTTCCTTAGAATTAGCCTTTATAGTAATGCCGGCAGAGATATCACCTGCAACATTATCCTCACCATATATCATTTTTAAAACTTCAACATTAAGTCCCTCAATCATTGTGAACTCAAATGTATCAGGTCTCTCTTTCTCAAACTCTAATACAGTATCGCCGCCCCATGCCTTAACCGAATCTGTTTCAGCCGAATTTGAATTTGTTACTCCATCCTCTGAAATATAACCAAGATTTTTAAATGCCTGGTCCAAATCACTTACCGCATCACCGGGTATTGCAGTCCCAAGAGGTGCTCTAAACACCGCTCCACCTACCTTTGGTTTACCGGTGGTTACATTCTTAGCATTATTCTTAGACATTTTTGCTCCTTTCTAAATAAAAAGCATCCTGAATCAATCAGAATGCTTAATCAAAAAACACAATATTATATACAGCTTGGTATCTGTACCTTTTTGTTGCTGTATCTGTAAAATTATAATCACTATTCAGTTTACAGCTACTTATCTCAGGTAACTCTATCATCACATCCATTGCCTTTTTAACTTTATCATTCAATACTGCTGCATTAAGCAAAGTATCGGAATATGATTGTAATGCTACCGTTGCATGATAAATATAATCTTCCATTCCTGATGATGTCTTTTCAACAATAATGAACTCTTTTGGCGGACTTTCAGGAATTTCCGCATATACCTTTATCCCCAGCTTATCTCTTAGATATTTTATAATCCTACTTTCAATCATCTATGCACCGCCCTTAACAAGGTATTATTTCTCATATTCATCTCATAACCTCGTCTATTTCTATTACTGACACTCGCATATGCTCTTGTACCTGCAATTCTAACTTCAAAGTCTCCACCGGCCTCATTTGCTATTCTTGTAGCCTGCTCTTCTACACTTGATTGAATTTCTTCACTCTTAAGCATAGCCCTGATACCCGGACTGTTTAGTTCAATTCTTACTTTACCCATTGTATCTTTCCACCATGACTTTCTTATTCCAATCAAGTGGAATCAAGCTTTCAATTCCTTCCTGTGGAATGCCAAATGTTTTCCAAGTGTTGCCAAAAAATCTAACTCTTTTATTTTCCCAATTATGATTATCACCTTTAGGAATTGCAAGAGTATAAACAGCTGTTCTTCCATAAAGCTGTGTAGAATCTGTGATATCGGTAGATGATGCAGGTGCAACCAAAACATTACTAATGACAACTTCTCTCTCAGTTAATATTTCTGCACCAAATTCATCTTCTCCATCTACAGTAGTCTCAATAAGTACAACATCAACTCCCTTAATTCTCGCCATATAACTCTATCGTCCTCAATCTTTGCCTTCTAAGTCCCAACCTTGAAAGTTCCGACTTTTTAATAAATAATCCTCCGCCCGGAACAAGATAAGTTCCGGACATTGAATAACCAAGTGCCGATTCTGATATCTGTGTCATAGGCTCCGCATCTGTGGAAGTCATTAGAGTTCTTGCGATTACATCTACAATCACTGATTTAACAACACTCGCATAAGTCGCACTTGAATTTGCCATTAAGTCAATATCTTTACCATACTTAATCGCCTCTTCTCGTAAACTGTCAGACACTATAACAAGCAGCTCTACCGCTCTATCTCGTTCTTCAGTATTCTTAAATTTTCTCCATATCTTTTCAACATCTTCAAGCGTTGCCAGCTCACTCATCTTAATACCTACTTCTTCTTTACTATTTTAGCCTTGCTTGATGCAACTTTTGCAGCAGATTCTTCAGATAAAGGATCTATCTCTCCTGCTTTTTCTTCAAGAGAATCAGAAGCTCTTACGAGCTCCCAATTTTCTCCACGAATCTCTGAATCTATATCAATGGTATTTCCTGTAATCACATTAATATACTTCATACCTATTCCTCTACAACTCTTGCAAAGTACTCCGGCACTAAGATTCCCCAACCGATATACACCTCAGCTCTGATATATACCTGATTATATCCCTTCAAGTCTTTTCCGCTATTATCCGGATCACCATACTGAATAATTTCCATCGGTATTTCCTTAGAAAATCCCCACTTGAAAGCGTTCTGGAAATCTCCTACTATTGCATGATCCTTTACAGTCGCTCCATTTACGGTACTGTTTATATCAATAGGCCTGCCGGCAAAAACTCCGGGATTTGCTCCAAATGCAAATTCAGGATACTGCTTGATTCCATTTGCCTTAATCTTTGCCATAGCACTTCCAAAAACTTTTGACAATGCAATTCCTGTGACATCTCCATCAGATCCGTCTACCAATGCAATAGCCGCCTCGAGATTATCGTCTGCATTGGCTGCTGCATAAACAACCTTCTGTGTTACCTTTGCATCAAAATGATTATTTCCAACTACTGTTGATGCCGTCTTTGTTCTTGGATTGATTCCATGGAATGCAGCAAGATCAAGACCCTTTGCAACCTTCCTTGCAAAACCCTCATTAAATCCGGTTAAAATATCCACCTGTGCTTCCTCTGATGCATACATAAACTCATCAGACACTCTCGCACCATACTCAAACTTTATAGGTACAATAGTGAGCGGTTCAATGGAAATACCACCCTCCGACTTTTTTCCATTCTCCGCAACAATGTCAATCTCATTGTCCATAGTGAAAATCATTTCCTTCATTCCGTTAAAAGGAATAGCATCCTGTGCTGATAAAATTGCAAGTGATGACTTGCCCTTTACCTTACTAATTAAATCCGCAACTAATTCTGCATCAAAATAACTTCTTGCTGTATTTAACGCCATTTTTTAATCCTCCTTAAGTACTGATACTAATCTTTTAAAACTCTCTCTTTTTGGATCTATTCCACCCTCCGAGTTCTTAAGAGGTAGAACACTCCTATTACCTTTGATAAGCTTTGCAATACTCAGTGCATCTTCAAGAATGCTTTTCTCATCCTCTCCCTGTAACCTGTTTGCAAACTCATAAGGCAAACCATTATCAAGGGCAATCTTTGTTCTTAGTTTTTCAACCTCATACGCCTTGATTTTTGAATCTACATCTTCCTTTGACAAATAATCTTTATACTTCTCTGCTACCTGTTCAGGTGACATATAGTCTTTATACTTCTCAACCACCTCCTTTTCCGATAAGTACCCCTTATATTTCTTTTCCACCTGCTCAGGTGACATGTAAGTTTCATACTCTTTTCTTACTTCTTCCTGTGCAAGTCTGATAGGCTCTTTTATCGCCTCATCAAATTCCTCTTTTGTTTCAATTGCCTTAAACTCCATCTTTCTTCCTTTCCACAAAGTGTTGCAATCTATAACTAAAAAAGACAAGCTTTTGCCTGTCTTAATAGCTCACTGCCCTTCTTTTCTTTTTTTCCTTTGATTGCCTACATGACCAATGTGCAAGAATTGCACTTTCTAAAAGTGCAATTTCTATCCCTTCTTTATTAGCCTTATATCCAAAACCGCCATTAGATCCGATTGCTCTCTTCTCACAGTTAGTAGCAGCTTGAACCATTGAAGGCTGTCCCAAATGACAAATACTTTGACTCTCTAAAGCCTGTTCAAACAATGTATGTAGTGCAATTATATCCGCTGTCTTCGGTAGTACCGGCTTAATCCTTACCTTTGCGTCTTTTAATGCATTGACAAGTAAAGCTTTTCCATTATCACCGTCAATAGTTATTGACTCAGCTTTAACTGTTTTTATCCATGCTACAATCCAATCAACGCCTGCTCTTATCGGCCTACAATCAATACCATCAATTAATACCTTATCATCCTTAGTCTTTACAGCTACAGATACAGCAACATTTAATCCGTCATGTCCGAATTTAACCCCCACATGTATTCCACCAACCAACAAAGACTCCTTAAAATCTGACACCATCATTGCATTCCACTCTGTAAGCGTAATTGCCGACTTCTGATTATATTTTATCCATAGACCTAATCTCTGAATATTAAAGTCAATCTCATCCGGTCCGATTTCCGCCCTTATCTTTCTCTCTGTAAGAATTGTTCCAAGTGACGGATTCGTTAGATACCAAGACTCAACTTCATTCTGGTCTGTCATTTCATCAACCGCCCACTCAGCCCATCCTGAATCTTGATTTTGTCCCTGTAAAGTCTTGTCTCTATATTTTAAAAAAACAGTTCCCGCTGAAACTGCTGTTGGTGGTGTTCCCAAGTAAATAATTTGTGGATTCAAAGAATCTGACACAACATATTTTAAGGCCGTATCCTGATCATCTGTATATTCCTGTGCCTCATCAATTACTACTAAGTCGAATCCCTCACCCAATCCACCTTTACTTGACCTGGTCCTGTAATTTATAACACCTTTTTTATCACCCTTAAGCATTTCAATCTTCTCAAGACCAAACTGCTTAGTCGTTTTATAATCCTCTTTTTCTTTGTATCCTGCTGCCGCTAAAAGCATACAAGTCTTTTCCCAGGAAGAATGAGATGTAGTTGTCCTATGGGCAGTATGGAGTATTTTTTCTCCACTAAGCAATCCCCACAATTCTCTTATATAAACAACTTCCGTCTTTCCATTTCTTCTCGGTAGTGAGTACCCATATTTAGTATGTGTCCACAGTCCATCTTTATTAAATGCCATAATGTCACATACCAACCTAACTTGCCACTCCTGTGCAACTCTACCGGTTTTATTATAAATCTCTACTGCATCATTGCCTTTTGTCTCCTCATAGTCTGAAACAACGGACTGCGTAGGTATTTGATTTCCTATCCGTTGTTGCATGCTTATCTACTCCTATTCTTTATACTGTCATCTACCTTTTAGTATGAACATTCTTTACCTTACCTCTTGTAGGTATATATTGTACCTGACATCTGCAATTTGAATGTCGTCTAAAAACATCATTACCTGTATCTTTTACATCTTCATAGTCATATAGTCCAACGATTTTTTGACACCACTCACAGCATTTTCCAACTGATACCCTTTTAATTTTAGGTGCAAGACCTACCTCACTATGAAAGTCTGCATTAACCTTAACAGCCTTATCAACTGCTGCCATAGATAAGTTTTCAACATGCTCCATAAAAGCGATACTCTTATCAAGATAACTCTTTGCATTAACAACTTCTACCACTATTCCTTCCGCTTTTCTATCATCAAAAAACGGTTTCAACGGCTTTAGTCCTATTCCGGCACTCTCATTTAATATTGCTTGAACCTGTTCACAAACTTCTGCTACCTTCTCATGATTATGCTTTAGTGAACCGGGTATTAAACTTTTTGCCACTTCGATAGGTACAATATCACCAATCATATTTTCCTTTAAATACTTATCAAGTATCTTTGCAATTATCTGTCCTGCTTTTGAAGAAAAAACACTTGCCTCAGCATAAGTAGCCGCACCTTTTTCAATCTTATCATATATGGATTTTAAGGAATTATCTTTTATAGCCTTGTTGTATTCATCTTTTATTTTACTGATAACATCACTCATAATACTTTCACTCAATCTTCTTTATGCCTGTTAAGTTTCTCAGGTTTTTTTCACTAATATAATCCGGTACGGCCTGATTAATCTTAATCACACCATCACCAATCGCAGAAAGCATTGCACTATCCGGCTCAAATATCGGCTCCCATTCTGCCGATGTTTTATAAAACGCTTTTCTCTCGTAATTAAAATCATCTCTAAAACATGCAGATACATATCCAACGTTTAAAAATCCGCTTCCAAAATTTCTCTGAGCTTTTCTTGCCAACAATCTTAAATTTTCATGTGATGCCTTTATTGCCTCTGCACTGGACGGATTATCTGTAACAAACCCCAAGTCATCAAGTGTCAATCCTGTTTCACCTGCAAACAATGCAGCAAACATTCTCAGCTGTTCAATATGCGGTGACATACTCTGTTGTGAGAACTGTCCCATTGTCGGGACATCTCCGTCTTCATCCTTTGTAAACTCTATAAGTGAAGACATACTTGCTCTCCACTTCTCAAGTGGCTCTTGATCAGGATCAGTGCCAAGCACATACTTTTGAGGAAACGAATAAAACTCTGCCGATATTTCAGACCTCTTAATTGTCCTCAATGCCGAACCTACAATACTCATGCAAGCCCTACTGATTCTTGAACGTCCAAACTCTCTTACTGCATCAGGTCTAAACACAATAGGCACTAATAACGGATGCCCGGCATTATTGGTTATAATCTCCGGTACTCTTTCACCTATCCTATATATTTCTGTTCGCCCCTCAACAAAATAAGCTTCGGTAACCGTATTCCCATTTTTATCCTTTTCTAAAATTGCATATCCTTCTGTAAGCAATCCTGTAATAGGATTTATACAGCCTGTTGCATTAGCTCCGTCAATAACCTGCAGTCTTGGATATCCCTTATCATCTCCTGATATATATACAAAACAACAAGATGATATTAGTGCAGATAATATTGCACTATCAAAAAACACATCCGGATTGTTAAGCTTGAAAATCTCATTGATATTAAATTTATCATCATCGGCAAACTCTCTGAATATCAATCTATCTGCCAGAGTATCAACGGCCTTTGCACACCACCCGATACTGCCTACCCACTCCCTTAGACTTGGAGGCGTTGATATTTGAAAATCCCTAACTTTATTTTTCATTTCATAAAAATTATATCTTATCTTTACTCTGGTTTTCTTTACGGCCAGCTTATTTCTAAGATATTCTATTCCATAAATTTGGCTCAATTACGTCCTCCTTTTATTTTCAGCGAGAAATATTCCCAGTACGGGCGTGGGGTACAAAGCAGTAAGGGGTGGGGGTACTATAGCCCCCTATCCTTTATACTTTGACCAGTCAATTGTCTGCGGTAAAACTCTATTGCTTATAATCTCATCTACCTTAGGCATCGGCTTATCTGATTTTTCTTTAAGAATCTTATCGCTTTTCTCCCTGTTACAACACATATGTGCAAGTTGCAAATTGTCAATATCTGACGGATGTCCACCCTTGCTTACAGGTATAATATGGTCTATACACTTACTCATAGGGTTTGGCCACCTAAGACTCATGTCAACCGGCTTACCGCATATACCGCATATTGTTCGTGTTGCATATATCTTTCTCTTGTTCTTCTCAAACGCACCTCTATGCGTTCCGTCCTTGTCAGGTCTATTCCTTGCCGGCATTTAACACTCCTTATAACTTTAAAGAGCACCCCAATTTCTTGAGGTGCCCTTTAGGAGAAACACATGTCATTTCAATTCACAGCCCTTGGCCTGTGAATCTTATGATATCAATATATCACGTTTTTAACTTTATGAGTGACCCTCTTTTTTAAATCATTAGATTTTCTTTTTTCTTTGATAGCAAATAATAAAATCTTCTACGAGTTTCATAGTATTTTCTCCTGCTGCACGGCATTCCCATAACACTTCTTAAATACTGATATGTTACTCCTTCTTCTGTAATTGCTTTAAGTAAATATCTATATAAGTCTTTGTCTGTCTCCACAATAGTACTTTCTATAAGTTCACACTTATCTTTTAGAATAGTTCTTTTTATAGCAAGTGCCATTGTACTGTCTCCTATCCCTTTCCCACCACCTCCACCACATCCACTCTTTAAAGAATTAATTTTACTTGATAGTTCCTCCTTCCATTCACCATACTGCAAACAAAAATAATATAGTTCCCTTGCCTTCTTTACACTTATCCTATATTTTCCCCATTCTTCTTTATTTACCTTCACGATTTTCTACCTCGCTTTACAGCTTTGCCATTTCTACTTCAAGTGCCTTTACTATTTCTGCAGCTCTTTTTTCTCCGACACCTTTTACACCTCTAACTATATCAGCAATGTATTGTATATCGATTCCCGGAACTGCTGCCTTGCCATCTTCAAAACCGCTTTTATAAATGCTTTGTATGTACAAGTTCATCTGATTATGATCCATCTTTTTGATAGACTGATATTGTTTTCTGTTGATTACTATATCTTTTTGTATTGCCATCTTTTACTCCTTATCAATAGTCAACTGATAGTTGATAACCACTCCTACTAGTTAAACGGTAGACTCTCATCATCTACTCCATCCGGTATATTCAGGAATCCATCTGCATCTACATTGGATTCTTTTCTTCCTTTGCTTTTCGCTTCTGTGCTGTCTCCCTTACTATCTGCAAACTCCTGAGTATCTATAATAACCTCAGTTGTATAAACCTTCTTGCCTTCTTTGTTTGTATAGCTTCCTGTCTGAATACGGCCTGAAATCAATACCCTCATTCCCTGTCTAAAATACTTCTCTGCAAATTCCCCGGCTTTATCAAATGCAATGCATGGTATAAAATCTGCAGTCTGTTCAGTCGAATCTCCTCCACGCTTAAAACCTCTATCTACTGCAAGTGTATATCTTGCAATTGCCATGGATTTCTCACCACTTGAATATCTAACTTCAGGATCTCTTGTTAATCTTCCCATTAGTATTACTCTATTCATTCTTATTCTCCTTGTTCAACAATAATGCATTCTTTATATTCTCACTTATCCACATTTCATAAGGGTTTTTCACCTCGGTGCTTTCAAAAGATAGCTTATGAATTGTGGACAACTCTTTGATTTCTTCCCAAAGTTCCCAATCGCTTAGTTTTTTACCTTTTGAATTTGTCCAGGCTGATTTTTCCCATTCTAAAATCCATCCGTTTTGAAATGCTCTAAAAA